CTGTTCTGGTAACCTGGTTCGCCACGCACAAGAACAAGGCATTTATGTTGTTCTTATCGACAGTGAAAACGCACTAGACGAATCGTGGTTACACGCACTTGGCGTGAGCACTGATGAAAGCAAACTATTGAAGCTTAATATGGCTATGATTGACGATGTCGCAAAAACTGTTACTAAGTTTGTTGCAGACTACAAATCTTTGCCCGAAGAAGATCGTCCTAAGGTTTTGTTTGTAGTTGATAGCTTGGGTATGTTGCTAACACCTACAGATGTTAATCAGTTTGAAGCCGGCGACTTAAAAGGCGACATGGGCCGTAAACCTAAAGCACTTACAGCACTTGTTCGTAACTGTGTTAATATGTTTGGTAGCTTGAACATTGGACTAGTTGCTACTAACCACACTTATGCCAGTCAAGATATGTTTGATCCTGATGATAAAATCTCGGGCGGTCAAGGTTTCATTTACGCTAGTTCTATCGTAGTTGCTATGCGTAAGTTGAAGTTGAAAGAAGATGAAGACGGCAACAAAGTTTCTGAAGTCAACGGCATTCGTGCCGCTTGTAAGATCATGAAAACTCGTTATGCTAAACCTTTTGAAAGTGTGCAGGTTAAAATTCCATATGCAACAGGCATGAGTCCTTACAGCGGTTTGTTTGACATGCTGGAAGAAAAAGGTTTACTCAAGCGCGAAGGCAATAGCTATCTTTATACAACCAAAGACGGCGAAGTATTCAAAGCTATGCGTAAGGGCTGGACTAACGAATTGTTAGACAAAGTTATGGCAGATATTATGCTTCGAGATTTGACTGCCGGAGTAAATACAGCGACCGCAACCGAGGGGGATTGATATGTTACATGACGACGAAGTGAACTTAATTGTTGATGTATGGACCAGTATTAAGACATACATTGATAAAAAAGAACGCTATGACGCTGCCAGCGCATTTCTTCGTAGTTTAGAAAATCACTATGATATGGATAGTATCAGTGAAGAACTTGTCGGTAATGATTCTACTTTAGATGCAGTTATCAAAGATTTATATTCACTTGAAGAGGAGTATGAAGAAGATGACAGCTACGAAGAAGATAATTACGATTCTGACTACGACGACGAATGAGTGATTGGTACAGACGAGTGTCGGGCGACTTGTCGCAGTTGCCCGGCGCCATTTCCTATTTTGAATCCGAGTTACAAAGTGCTAGACTAGAAACTAGTATTAAAGGTAACTTAGAGTCTAACTCTCGACTGATTCCGGGTATCGTTGAACATCGTTTCAATCAGCTACAAGAAATCGAAGCAATCTTAGAATGGCTTAATATTCAGTTGCGTAAAAAACGAAGTGAAGTGTTTCGCAAATATACAGAAAACTATAACAGAGCACTGACTAGTAGAGATGCTGAAAAGTATGTCGACGGTGATGCTGAAGTAGTTGAATGGCATTTACTGATCAACGAGTTTGCTATGGTAAGGAACAAGTACCTCGGACTTATGAAAGCCATTGACAGTAAACAATTCCAAATTAACAACATTACCAAACTCCGTGTCGCGGGCATGGAAGATACGGTAATGGGATAATTGACATAAATTCTGCTTTGTGCTAAACTGCTAGCTTATTAAGGAGCCAAGCATGGATTTTATCACTAATCGTTTGCGTATCATAGGCATAGCAGTTTGGGTGCTAATCTGTGGCTTGATCAACCCTTTAAAAGCCCTAAGAGTCCTGCGTGATGCTTTGAACCGTTAATTCCCCAATAATTGACAGAAATTGGGCAAGAAGCTATAATACATACATAGCGCAACAAAACAGGAGTTCAAATGCGACTCACAATGACCAAGGAATACGAGGATCAACATTATCCTCTTCCGTCTTTGGAAGACGAACCCAGTATTCCTACAGTTGACCTTAAGCGGTGCGAGTATAACAAAACCCGCAAAGTCTTGAAACTAGCCAGTGAATATTTTGGCATGCCACTGACATTTTTTGTCAAGAGCCATCACACCGGCAAGGAAGTGCGTTTTGTTCCTGTAACCCCTGCGGATGTTTTGTTCGATCAGGATCAGTGGGACGGCGAGCAACAAATCTATCGTCCCCTTGGTAATGTCCCGGGCGTTGATCACATGGTGATTTACCACGCTTATTAAATATTGACAATAAATCCAATTTATTGTATAATACTTGTATTGTAACGCAAACGGAGCTCAAATGCTTACAGCAGATAAAGTAACACTTCTTACTACAATGGGCCCTACTGCCCTGAAAATGACGCTGGCATCTAGCGGATATTCGGGCAACGCCTTCAAAACTGCAAAGTTTGTTGGTATTACTAACGGCGGCCAGTTCTGCTATAAAGTTACTTTCTTTGATGAAGCAGGCACGGGCAAGGATGAAGTAGGCAAGGTTTTTGTTTCCTACGATCATGCAAACGATAGTATTACCGCTGATTTTTGAAAAAATAGCCCAATATTGACAATAAATCCAATTTATTGTATAATACTTGTATTGTTAAACGAAACAGGAGTTTTTAAATGGCCCAAGTTACAGTTTTGCGCGGCGAGTATCGCAATAGCCCCGTTATTAACAGCACTTTCCGTCTTGTTGCGGATCTCAAGCAAGGTGCCAAAGGTAATTACATTACTGTAGAAGATGACGGTACTTTGGGCTTTCCTGGTAAAAGCATTCGCATTAAAGTTAAAAGCATGGAGGATATTTCAATGTCAGGTTCGACTGTTGCAGACATGACAGATAGCCAACGCCGTCAGGCTAGCAAAGATGACGGCAATGTGTTCAGTATTGTTAAGCCTGCCGAACCTGAAGTTTATACCGAAAGCGAAGAAGCCGCTATCGAGCGTATTCGTGAGCGTTTCGACATCCTGGACCAAATGGCAGAAGGTACGACTACTGGTGCAGTTCGTGCTATGATTGTCAGCGGCCCTCCCGGCGTTGGCAAGAGCTTTGGTGTTGAAAAGGTCATGGAGCAGGCCAGCCTGTTTGACAAAATGGCTCAACGCCGCAACCGTTTTGAAGTTGTCAAAGGTGCTATGAGTGCCATTGGCTTGTATGCCAAACTGTTCAGCTATGCTGATGAAGGCAATGTGCTAGTGTTTGACGACTGCGACAGCATTTTGCTTGACGACCTGTCTCTGAACATTCTTAAGGCCGCTCTCGACTCCAGCAAGAAGCGTTACATTTCTTGGAACACTGACTCTAGCATGTTGCGTCGTGAGGGTGTGCCGGATCGCTTCGAGTTCAAAGGTAGTGTAATTTTCATCACGAACATCAAGTTCGAGCATGTGCGTTCCAAGAAGTTGCGCGACCACTTGGACGCTTTGGAAAGCCGTTGCCACTACTTGGATTTGACCTTGGACACCCAGCGTGACAAGTACCTGCGTATCAAGCAGATTGTGCGTGACGGTATGCTTGACAGCTACGACTTCGAAGATGGCGCCAGCGACGAGATTGTTGACTATGTGTGGGAACAACGAGCTCGTCTGCGTGAACTGAGCCTGCGTACTGTACTCAAGATTGCAGACCTGCGTAAGATGAGCGCTCACAACTGGAAGCGTCTTGCAGAGACTACTATCCTTAAGCGTGTCGAAGCTTAATGGAGTTAGACTTACACGGCGTTAGACACTCGGATGTAGACAGGGTTGTAGAAAACTTTGTCTACATCAATCAAGGAAGTGTGCCGTTGACAGTGATTTGCGGTAATAGCATTAGGATGCTAGCCCTAGCAAAAGAAACAGTTAACAGGATTGGTTGTGAATACACAGAACCTAGATTTGGAGTAATTTGTATATTTAAAATTTGACATAGAATTAAATTTTATGTATAATAGAATTTAATTAGGAAGAATAGTTCATCCTAGTTAATGGCCAAGTGAAGGCCGCAACAATGGGCAAGTGAAGCCCGCAAAAAGGAAACTAAAATGGCAACATCAATCGCATCTCACGCGAATATCGTTAACGCACGATATAAAAACAAGGCTAGTCACTTTGTAACTCTACAAGATCGACTAAACGCCGCACTTAAACACGCTCCGGTATTTCAAGCTCTGCTTGTTGGAGTAGTCGATGAGTTCAAACGCAGAAACGCAGAGTGGAAATCTTTCGTTGATCTACATCTTTGTCAAGCTGTTCAAGTTACTATGGATAAGATCTTAATTGATACTACCATGCAACGCCCCGTGAATCTCCGACATATTTTGAACATCCTGCAATATTTCCGTACGACAATGGCAATGGCTATTCAAGTATACGAAGATCCTGAGCGTCCGGGTTATTACATTGCATGGGACGGCCAACACACCGCCATCGCTTTATACATTATTCTTACTAAAGTATTCGGTGAACTAACAGCCAAGGCTATAGTTCCGGTTGTTGTTTATAATGTAAAACACAAACTAGAAATCCGTCGTAACTTTATTTTGCTTAACGGCGATGCTAAAGAAGAACTTGATTTCTTCGACAAGTATGTGCAGATGGTAAACGGTGTTGAGTCCGACGGTGCCGATGACCAAGAATGGGTGGATACTGCTAAAAAGAATGAGTACCTAGCCAATGCCGGTTTATTTGTTACTCATAGTAAAATCGGTGATGACGACCAACCAGGTGCATTTACATTGCTAGCCGATACATTGATGAGTAAGAGTCTTAAAACACGCAAACACCCCGAAGTCACTCGTATGTTTGCCGAGTATTGGACTTATTTGGGTCATCAGCGTCCTGTGGAAGCCAAGGAAGCTCGCCAATTGTACGAATATTTTAATCTTTGTTATGAGCAAGGCATTAAGGTTGACCAAGCGTACTTACTCGATTTTGTGGCATTTACTAAAACATTTGGCGGCGATTTTAGTCCCACTGGTCCGTTCTGGGATAAGGTTAAAATGGCCTACGAAGAATGGTACAAGAAGGCTAACCCAGAGTCATACGCTGAGTCAGGCTTGCGCGGCTTTACCACAGAAATGCGAACAGGTATTCCGTTCTTGATTGCACAACTTAAGAAAAGTACTAAACTTAAAGTACCTTCGTTTATTCCTAACAATGGCTTCACTGTTGCTAAGAAAGACTTGTGGTAATTATGTCCAAGCTTCGCGACCCTAGCAAGGACGAACTTAAAAGTCAAGGCATTCTTAAAGAGCAGATTCGTCTTAAACATATATGTAATGTAGACGGATGCAAGAATACTTTGACAATATTCGAAGGCCCTGGTAGCGATGTGCTATGCCGTGAACACCAACTCAAATTGGTAGAATACGGCGGCGCAGGCAAAATAGATAGGCTACATACACTACATCGCAAATGGGTATGTGACGATTGCGGCGTAGATGTATCAGAACAAGTCAGGACCAAGTATCCTACAATGGAAACAGAAAATCCTAAACTGTTTAATCGACTATGTCGCAATCGTATTATCGGTGATCATCAAGTTCGACGAGCAGACGGGGGCAATGATTCCGAAGAAAACATTCGTTCATTGTGCTTGAACTGCAACTCAGATAAAACAATTCTAAGCGAGGATTGGCGAAAAGGTAATCAAAACTAAATTAAAAGCAACCGAAAAGGTTGCTTTTTTATTTTTGCGATGATATAATATTCTTATGGCCAAATACTTTGACAAAGATGCACTAACTGAAATGAACAACGCAAGGCAAAAGATTTTTGCTGAGCGTGAACGCATTTATAAAAAATACAAAATAGACATTTTAGACACGGATGCATTAAGCTCGTTGTCTATACACGAAGTTGTCAGCGAATACGACCCTGACTTCAATGTTAATTTTGCCCGCAATGGCGAAGATGCTAAATCCAAAGACACGCTAGTAGAGCATAAGTCTACTAGAGTAGAAGGTCCGCTTACACGAACAGGTAAGCCAAGAAAAAATGCAGGCCTGGACGCTGCCTTTTTATTTCACGCAATGGGAGATTTGGATCATCCTAGATATTTGTTTGTTGCCAAAAACAAAGACAATCTTAAAGTGACTAGAGTCTATGACATTAGCAGTAAAGCAAATAGAAAATTGGTTTTGAGTCACTTGCAAGCAGAAAGAGATGCTTGGATTGAGCGTGGAAAGAAAGATCCTAAGCAAATGAAGCGCGACATAATAACACTTCCGGAAAAGTTTATTGTCAACAAGCTCAAATTTCCAACACAGCTTGATATAAACGGATGTACTGTTTTTAAAGATTAATGAGCAAATTAGCAACTTTAAAGGTTGCTTTTTTGTGAATAAAGATGTTATACTTTGTCTATGACATCTTGCACAATACATATTAAAGATGAAGTAAACATTAAAATAAGTGGACTGGAAGTTGCCACTCGTCGAAAACTAGAAAAAGAATTTAAGTATTTCCAACCATGGGCTTATCATAGCCCTGCCTACAAACTAGGTAGGTGGGATGGTTGCGTTAGCTTCTTTACACTAGGCGGCGCCAGCTATTTTAATCTACTTGATCGAATACTTCCTCATTTAGTAGACGAGGGCTACGAAATAGAAATAGATGACCGAAGACCTATTCATGACTTCAAGTTTCCGGAAGTGTGCGAAACTACTCATGAACAAACTATTTGGCCCAAAGGTCATGTCTACGAAGGACAGCCGGTTCTATTGCGTGATTATCAAGTTACTGCAATTAATCACTTCTTATCCAACATACAATGCGTACAGGAGATTAGTACTGGCGCAGGTAAGACTGTTATGACTGCAACACTGAGTAAAAGTGTTGAAGGCTATGGCAGAACTTTAGTAATCGTACCTAACAAAGACTTGGTCAAACAAACATACGAAGACTATGTACTACTAGGTTTAGATGTGGGTGTTTACTTTGGCGATAAAAAAGAGCTAGGAAAAACGCATACTATCTGTACTTGGCAAAGCCTTAACAGTTTACAAAAGCGTTTTAAAGACGGTGAAAGTCCTTTAAGCTTAGAAGAGTTTGGACAGGACTTAATTGCGGTTATTGTAGACGAAGTACACCAAGCTAAAGCAGATGTCCTTAAACAATTACTCAGCGGAGCATTTGCTAATGTGCCTATTCGCTGGGGATTAACTGGAACAATCCCTAAAGAAGATTTTGAGAAAGTAGGTCTTGTTGCTTGCATAGGTCCGGTGGTAAATAAGATTGCTGCAAAGGATTTACAGGAACAGGGCGTACTAGCAAACTGTACGGTGAATGTAATTCAGTTGCAAGACACAGCGTTATATAAAACTTATCAAGAAGAGCTCACATACCTAACTACTAATAAAACTAGGGTTGATTTTATTGCCAAGTTTGTTAGTCAATTGGCGGAAACAGGAAATACACTAGTTCTAGTTGATAGGGTGAAGTGTGGGGAAATGCTTTGTGAGCGTTTGCCAGAGTCAGTGTTTGTCAGCGGAACGATGAAAAGCTCCGATAGAAAGGAACATTATGATGAAGTTAAAACCGCAGATGATAAAATTATTGTTGCCACTTATGGAGTGGCTGCTGTGGGCATTAATATACCTAGGATCTTTAACTTGGTTTTGGTCGAACCTGGAAAGAGTTTTGTTAGGGTTATACAAAGTATCGGCCGTGGTATCCGCAAAGCACAAGACAAAGACCATGTGGAAATATGGGACATAACAAGTGCATGTAAGTTTAGTAAGAAGCATCTTACTACGAGAAAGAAATATTACGAAGAAGCTGGATATCCCTATGATGTTCAGAAAATCAAATACCTATGAATATACTAACAGTAGAAAATGCATCCTTCGAGTTGAACTCGTTGCCCGACGAAGTCGAAGATCTTCGTTATTTTGTTCTTGATTGGAACGATCCAAAGAATGTGGACTATCATGCAGTACCGCTTATATTCATGGAAACATTTCACGCTCCAGCAGCCGTTTTAAAGATAGGCGAATATCATGTTCAAGTTCCATTGGATTGGTATATTGTAATCGGGGAAAAAGAACACGGCGATCCAGAAATTGTTCCTATAATGAACATTAACGACAGAGGATTCAGTGCGTTCGTGTTTAATCCAATTAGTAGCTTTAAGTTAGATTTTCTTCCATTGGAAATTGTTAATGTATTCCAAGACATTCGTTGGTACACACCAAAACTTAAACACGGACATATTTTAGCAGTACCGTTAACAACAGGCGAAAAACCATTGTGCGCTTACTTTGTCAAAGAAACAACCAAACTTCCGGAGGTCTTAGACATTGAAAAAATGTTCTAAGTCAGTTATAATACGCTATGGCTAAAGTTCCAATGTTAGACATGTTTAAGCGAGTGCTACCTAGCATCGATACTCGCAGTAAAACATTTTATGATAACCTTACCGAAGAAGAAAAGAAAGGGTTCAGTCCCTGGCTTGTTCAGCGTTATTTGAGCAGTGCTGAAAGTGCTAATAGCGGCATTATTGAACATTATTTGATAATGACCAATGACATAGTCAATGTTAATTTTAGTGATATCAAAGATCCTGAAATGACTTGGTTGTTAATGAGCATAGTTGGCATAGGCAAAAGCATTAAACATCCTTATATAGCACCAGGCGGCGGAAAACGAAAAAAGAAAAACGCTTTCAAGTCTTGGTTAAGTGAGCAATATCCACATTTAGATGACCAAGAGTTGGATATTTGGATCGGCAACTTGGATAAAAAATCCGCTAAAGATTTATTAGAACAATTTCAGGTAAAAGACAAAGATGTTATCGCTAGTGCAAATGACTTATAAGTGCAAGTATTGCAATAAAGAATTCGCCAGGGAAACAACGCTGATGTCTCATATGTGTGAGCGCAAGCGCAGGGTGTTGGCCAAAGACGACAAGCAAAATCGTATAGCATATCAAAGTTGGTTGCTGTACAGACGATTGAGTATGGCTAATGTCAAGAACGATAAACCCTATGAAGATTTTGTAGACAATTCGTTGTTCACAGGGTTTATGAAACTGGCCAAGTATATGATTGATATGAATTTTGAGAAACCTGAAGAGTTTGTCAAATTCATAGTGATGAACAGTGTTAAGATGCATGACTGGACAAAGATATTTGTACATCAAGAGTTTGTTAAAGATAAATTAAAAACAGAAACAGTAGACAGGGCGATTGAACGCAGTTTGTTAAATATGAAAGAGTGGGCGGAACGAACCGGCAACAACTGGCAAGACTACTTTGTTCAAGTAAACACAGTAGAAGCAGTTCATGATATCAAAATGGGTCGTTTAAGTCCATGGTGTACTTTTGCCACGGACCAAGGCAGTCGATTTATTGATCGCTTGGAACCCGGGCAAGTACAAGAACTAATTGATTTCTTAAATCCACAAGCGTGGAAAGCTAGAATCAAAAGGCAGCAAGAAGATGCTGATTGGGTGCAAGAAGTTTTTAACAAGGCGGAAATACAATGAACCAATATCAATACAAAGAAACCAAGCAAGTGCCTGCACTGCTGAAAAAGGAAATCTCAACAGAGCGTGTTAATATTAATAACGGCATGGTTGAGCTCACCTTAGACGGACAAAAAGTCGTTGTTCCAACAGCAGAAGCATTTGATAGACTGCTTAAAAAGGTAGCAATGCTTGAGAATAAACTGTATTCTGCTGATAACAAAATTAATCGTATCGGAAGAGCAAATGGATGAAAAAGAATTAAGTGACATCTATCACGAAGTGTTAACATGCCTAGACTCGCTGTTAACTAAAAATGATCCTTTGGCTGTTGCTGGATGTATGTTAGCACAAAGTCTGGCTGTATACAGAACAGCCATGGACGACGAAGAATTTCATAAATTAATGCTAGCTGTCTACGAGCGTAGAAATGATGTAAAGCCTTTTTCTTCCAACACAGGGAGTTTACATTGAGTACTGATGTTGACTTAGACTTTGCAGACAGAGAGCAAGTAATTAAATTAATTAACTGTGTGCCTGCTATGATGAATGACGGCAATAAACAACGCAAGCATAATACTGGTGTTTATTTCCATCATGTGCCAGTGAATCCTTTTACAGGACTATGCACAGTGGACTATAAACTTGCAGAGGATCAAGGATGGTTTAAGATTGACTTGCTGAATGTAGGCATTTACAACGATTTTAAAACTAACGAAGAAATAGATCAATTACTAGAACTTGAACCTGTGTGGGAGTTGCTAGAGCATAGAGATATTATTGAACAACTGTTTCATATACACAATCATGCTGATACAGTTATTAGGATGAAACCCAAGAGCATAGAACAACTAGCCATGGTGTTGGCTGTTATCCGTCCGGGAAAGAAACATTTAGTTGGGTTGAGTTGGGATAAGATTGCTCAAGAAGTTTGGACTAAAACAGACGATTCTTATAGTTTTAAACATAGTCACGCAGTTGGTTATGCAATGGCTATTGTTCTACAGCTTAACAAGCTTGCTTATAGTTTTTGAACTAGTTGTATTTGACGGCGCTTGATTCTTTTAGTGATGATGTTTTGTAAACTTACGGGTTCGCCGTGTAAGATTTCAAAGTCTTTGACATTATAAGTTCTGAGAGAATAGCTAAATTTTTTAAATTTTTGACCTACAACAAGGTTGATGGGTAATATTCTATTACTGCCCCACCACCATTCTTCCCCCAGTTCTAAAAACTCTTGCTTATCTTCGGTGGTTTTGAGTACATTGTAAACATACATACTGGCCAAAGTGCTAGTAAAGTTTTGTATGATGCCTATGATTTCTTCTTCACCTGCCCTACAAAGGCATAAAAAGGGGAATTTGCTTAATATATCTTCTTGCTTCGCCATCGGTAATATTTAGTTGTCAATTCAATTCAATTAAATTAAATAAATATAACTATGAGCGATACATTTACATTATTAAGCTATCCCCAGCGCACATTACTAATGTACGCCGAAGGCTTTAGCAGGACACAGAACATGCCATTTAATACCATCAGAAAAACAATCTATAAAGGTGTGGACAGCACCCTTGGATTTGACATTAAAAATCAGGACAGAAAGCCTGTAAATTTGTTGGATAAAACTATCCTAGTAAATGTAATGCAGGTTAGATCCGGGCAACTACTATTTCA